TTCAATTTTCTCATCAAGTGTAATGGTAAGTCACGACCAGTAGCTCTGAATGTCTCATCGTTCGGCGGCGATGTGTATGCCATGTTCGGTATACACGACTATATGAGAAACTTCCCAATCAAAGTAGATACGGTGTGTATTGGCCCAGCGATGTCCGCCGCGGCATTTCTACTTGCGAGCGGGACAGGCACCAGATATATGACGGAGAACTCGACCGTTATGTTTCATCAGTTTACCACTATGATTGAGGGTAAAACGAATAGTATTGCGAACAATGTCACTCATATCAAGAAATTACAAGAGAGGGCAGACGCACTACTTGGTAAGTACACGAAGAGGCCTTTGTCCTTTTGGCAGAAGGAAACTAAGGAGGACTTATATTTATCTGCATCGGAATGCTTGCAGTTTGGTATTGTAGATAAAATAATTACCGTTCCACTGGAGAATTAAGGTGTGTGATATGATAGAAGAAATAATAGAACTACTTGAAACTGCCTATACGGAGAAAGATTGGGATTTAGTCCTGGACGCCATTCAACTACTGAATGAGATTGCAGACGATGGATTCCCGCCAAGCGAAGAGGACGAAGAAAACGACATACTATCAACTGACCGATTCTAAAGGATTTGGCACATATTGTGAGGCCGGTCACACTAAAGGGATGACTACTTGACATTGGTGCCGAAATTGGTTATCTTATATAGATGGTATAAGTTACATTCAATCAATGATGTTTAACAACGGAGAAGGACTAATGATAGCCAGATTACTGACTACTATTTTTCTGCTCTTTCTGATAGCGGCACCAAGTCGCATCTCTAATGCAGAAAACAAAAATGTGCAAGACGAGAGTTTCGTCTCGGTATCCGCACCGGTTGAAAGTGAAGTCGATGGTGGACAGTTACTTTTGTCCTACATCAAGGAGCGGTGCCGCGCACATAAAGTCCCAGTGCGGCTAGTTCACAATGTCATTCGAATCGAGTCAAGGTGGAGACACGCGGATAAAAGTCAAATCGTGGGCGATGCACTGTTGCAGTCGTCCGAGGATGCTTATGGGTTAATGCAGGTACGACTACCGACCGCGCAAGATATACTTGACACAGATACACTTACCTCGCGTCAACTTATGACGGATAACTTCGTTAATGTTGAGGCGGGAATCGCATACTTGGCATGGTTAAGAAGCTACTACCACGGAAATTGGTACTTTGCACTTGCCGCATACAATCGTGGGATTCTCTATGTCAATAGGGACATTCGAAACGGATACATTCCACTGAATGAATATGTGTACACAGCTTCAGTTGGTGTATTCTTTGGAAAGAAAACCACCGAGAGAATGGACGCGGAACTTTCCACACTTCGAGAAAAAGTAAATTTTCAAGACGGGGTTATCGCCAGAGTGACACAACGAGCACCAGTTCTAACAAGTAGCAATACACCAATGGTCATCAAGGCGGTAAACTAATAAATTTCATAAACTTATTGAGTTTATTATATGTAGGCACTTGACTTTAATCGGGAAAGTTCGTATATTATACTACAACTCTTCGAGAGTCCCATCACTCTGGTGGGACTCTTGATTTATACATTTGACTTAACGGAGGTTCTATGCAGTTTACAGCAGAGCAGTTACAAGAGAAGTGGGAGAAACTTGTTTGGTATGTTGATACTTACATTTCATCCCCACGCAAAGAGCAACTTCTCGCCCTCTATGAGAAGTATCAAGACCGAATCCTACTTGCGCCCGCAAGTGCAAAGGAGCATTACCACAACGCATTTCCTGGTGGGTACATAGACCACGTTCTCCGAGTTACCTCAAATACACTAATACTTCACGATGTATGGAAGAACGCCGGGGCAGAAGTAGACAATTACTCACTCGAAGAACTCGTATTCTCCGCACTCAATCACGACCTGGGAAAGATTGGTGATGAGGATGGGGAGTACTACCAACCCAACTTATCTGATTGGCACCGAATCAATCAAGGAAAAATTTTCACCTTCAATCTCGCAGTTACTTATATGAATGTTACTGACCGCTCATTCTATCTCTTGCAGTCGGTAGGTATTGTAGTAACGCGAAATGAGTATATTGCGATTCATCTCACCGATGGATTGTACGAAGATAAGAATAAATCGTATCTGGTGACCTTTGAGAAAGAGCAACAACTTCGATTCAATCTTCCAATCATTCTTCATCATGCAGATATGCTCGCCCTTCAGGCGGAGAGAGATATGTGGAGAAAAGAGCAGTCCGACCCAGCAGTACAACTCGCAAAGGCATCACCGCAGACATACCCGAAGAAGGGGAAGTCCGACCCGCAGAAACGGAACGCGGACCTGAAAAAAACATTTGAGAAGTCATCAGGCGCAAATGCAATTTTTGACTCTCTCTTCAAAAAGGAACCAACGGAGTAAACACATGGAACAATTCATTACTATAATCGGTATACTACTTACTCTACTTCTAGTAGGTAGTTGGGTATTCTTATATTTTTCACTGAAACGAGCACTCGACCGAAACACGAACTTAGAAGAAGAAATTATCGCGTATGAAAATCAGAACGCCGAGGCCCTCACCGCAAACGAGCAACTATATACATGGTTTGAAGAGTTCAAGGCGCGAACGATAGACGCATACCAACGAATCAAATCAATTGACGCGAGTGGTCACTTCGAGGCAGATGATGAAGTGGGATACTTCTTCAAAGAACTCAAGTCACTCATTGAAAGACTACACGCACTGGGGATAATGGATGAAACTGAAAAAGAAAAAGCTACAACCATCAACGAAACAAAAATCACGACAGAGGAACTCCAAAAAGTCCTCTCTAAAAGAAACTCCGCCATCCTTACCGGTCGTAAAGAGTAACATTTATTTCTCACTGGGAACAGAGGATGCGGTGGTTCGATACAATCTATCAATATCATATGCCGAGAGAAATAAAATCTATGAAGAGGAGTTGATGGTGCCATTCCACAAACTTGCGGAGTACATCATCAACACATTCAAGTTCTCGTACTTTGATGATAAGATTGAGAATGTCAAGCAAGAGGTCGTGTCGTTTATGATGGAGAAGATTAGGCAGTATGACCCGTCCAAAGGTCGGGCGTTCTCCTACTTCTCCATTGTTGCGAAGAACTACCTCATCTTTCAGAACAATACGAACTGGAAACGACTGCGTATTCACGATGAGATTGATGCTATGGATATCAACCGCAACTTCCATAGTGAGCACCGCGAGGTCGAGAAGGATGAAGAGAACAAGGAATTTCTACTGATGTTGGTGGGGTTCTGGGAAAATAATGTTTCAGTATTTTTCAAGAAGGAACGCGATAGGAAAATTGCGGACGCCGTGATTGAGATTCTTCGAAAGGTAGATAGTTTGGAAGTGTTCAACAAGAAACATATCTACATTCAAGTGAGGGAGATATGCCCGTGTAAGACGCAACAGATAACGAAGGTCATAAATGTTATGCGTAAGAACTATGAAGAGTTAGCAAAGCAGTATCAAGATGTGGGTATCGTAAACACTGACAACATTCATAGTAATAGATTTTTCTAAAGAGTTTCTGCTGAACGGCAGAAGTAACAAAACAACAACTAACAAAGAGGTACATATGCATAGTAACACAAAGAAACAAGTTCTAAAGGCAATTCTGGACATAGGTCGTGTAGACACTTATATACTTATGGACGAGTTCCGCCGCCGTGAATATACGACTGGGTTTGACAACACAATTATGCGGTATGTTCGTAGATTGTCAGAGAAGGGCTACTTGAAGCGAACCGCTCGCGGTTCCTACAAGTTGACTGCTCGTGGACGCAAGTTCATGGAGAAAAACACCTAAGTAGTATCCACCCGCAACATAATCCAACCTAAATCAAGGGGAATCGGCATCCGTCCGGTTCCCCTTTTTATTTCCATTCGATATTTATTCTTGAGTAGTTACAACACACAACCAACGGAGTACCCATGGCGAACGACTATGAAGTTTTCAAAGGCAAGGATTTGAGTCAACTTTTTCGTGATATTTACAACAATCAACGAACTACCGCATCTCAAATCACAATACTAATCGACTCCCTACGTCCTCTTATCAAGAACGCGGGTGATGCGGCGGTAATAGTCCCACTAATACGGGACTACCTTGACGTGTCAGTAAAAAACGATTCGCACATCGTTCGACTTGCCGCAATCGTAGAGCGGCTCTACGCCGCAGAGAAACTTACAAGTTCAGAGGGCGGTATAGGCATGCTATCCGAGGATGAGAAAGCCGCATTAATGTTATCCGCAGAGAACGAGCTAAAACAGATTCGTGGTGGCCACGCGGATGTTCAGAAGCAACTGGATACTACCAAGAGTGTAGTCAAGGAACTGACTGCCGGAAGTGATGATGAGAGCGATAGTGACGATGACGATAACACGGACGCACCATAATGCCCTACGAAGTAGACATAAATAGAGCCGGTTCCTCAACATCACGGCAGAATCCAGGACTCCAGTCCGCCGCAACGACATTTGGTAGGAGTGGTGCCGCACCTCACTACCTATTTTATGAGTTAGAACCCGCGCAAGTAATTTCAGTAGACATAACAAGTACAGACGCCCGAAACATTGGTAAGGCGAAAGTCCGTCCATTATATAGTTACGCAACGGTCTCCGACAATGACTGCCCCGAGGCGTGGCCCCTCGACTCGAACATCAAGAGTTATCCACTCAAGAACGAAGTTGTTATCGTTATGGTGTACAATCGTGTTCTGTACTACACTCAGCGACTGAACTTCTTCAACATAGCGAACAACAACATCACTCTAAACCCATTCGAGTCACCGCACAAGGATGGTCAGGACCAGGCCGACTTCGCCGCAACCGCCGCAGGGAATCCAAATGTCGGTGATGATAGCCCCGATGGGACTAAGGCTGGCAAGTACTTCGTCATAAATAAGAAGGTTCAGTCACTCCTTCCTATGGAGGGTGATATCATTTATGAGGGTAGGTTCGGTAGCTCAATTCGTCTTGGTGGTTCGGTGGAGGCAGACACATCTGGTGTCGAGGCAAAATTCAAGAGTTCGTGGGCGAAAGCAGACCGAATAGGTGCCCCAATTATAATTCTTCGTAGTGGTCAGAAATCTGGTGGGGATGAGAAGATACCATACATCGAGGATATTAACAAAGACCCATCCTCAATATACATCACGAACGGGCATATCATACCGTTCATACCATCAAGTAAGAACCAGAAGTCATACAGAGGTTCTGCTCCGTCACTATGGGATGGTAACCAAGTACTGATTTCATCAGATAGATTAGTGTTCAACGCTAGGAAAGAGGGTATGTTCTTCTTCTCTCCGCAGACGATAGGATTCTCAACGGACGGAACATTCAATGTGGATGCCGCAAGTCTCTTCATAGTCAGTAGTCCGTCCATTCGTCTTGGATTTAATGCATCGGAACCGGTTATGATGGGTAATGCGTGGATGAAAATAATGATTAAGTTGCTCGTTGCACTCGCAACACACACGCACCCAACCCCGGCGGGCCTATCTGGTTTCGCGGCGAACTCTAACACATACACTAATCTCATCAACGAACTGAGAACTGCACTAAGTAATGTATCGTGGACGGAGTAAGGTATGCCTATCAATTGGATTGGACTTGAGGATGATATTCGTAAGTACATGAGAAGTGGTGCAGACGACCCAGCACGAACACCCTTACAGACGGCAACCAAGATTGAGGACCTGTATATTAAGGAGATGGAACGAAATGGTAGGGAGCAGTTTGGTAACAAGGTAGTGAGTTTGCCAAAGGGGCCTTTCGCTCTCGCACTCACCGCAAAGTTAATTGACAATGTTGGAATCATTCCAAAGTTAGACCCGGCAGCTATAGTTGCGGACAAGTTGAAGGATGTGATTTCTAAACCTCCACCACTGCCAGGTTTACCCGGCAAACCATCAATTGACATACCGATACCAGATACGCCGAATGTAAATCCTAAATCATTTATGAAGGCGCATATACCGGATTTGTCGGTAAGTATACCAAAACCACCTCTTCCTGGAGCCCCACCGGTTCCACCGATGTCTATAAGTCTCCCACAATTTCCGAGCAAGGAGGCCATCGAGAATGACATTAGAGGCAAACTAAAACTACCACCACTACCAGCACCACCACCACTACCCGCAGTCAGTGTAGATGCGGTACTTAAATTAGTGGATGCTCCAAGAGGACCAGTAATTCCGAACCCCGCGGCAGTGGTGTCTAAGGTGACGGCGGCGATTGACGCGATATACTCATTCACACTGCCGAGTTTCTTGTTTAAGATTAGGTTTCTACTACCACAAGTATTGTTTGAGATTCCAAAAATACCTACACTTGACGAGCTTGGTATTAAGATTCCAACTATTCCAGTGGACGTGAATTTACTAAAGATGAACGCGATAGGAATGAATGGAATCATACTAACATGGCTGGGGGCGCAGATGGGTACGATTTCGCCACCCCCGGGTGCTGCCGCAATAACAATGAACAAAATCATAAGTCCAGGTTCACCGGTTCCAATGAAGAGTGCGTTGGGTGGGGCAGACTTCGCGTCAGAGGTAGTGGATTCCTTAAAAACACACTCAAAGACGGTCTCGGGTCTCATAATAGGAGTAACAATGAATGGGTCGCCCATCACCGTTCCGTGGGTCGGAATATCTTGATAAATGGACGATACCCATATTTATAGGTATCCAAATGCATTTGAGGGAGAACCATGAATAAAACAGAACTACTGACCGTACTACGCGAGATGGTCAAAAATGAACTGAAAGAGTTACTTAACACCAGAGAGGGACGAGCACTCCTACGAGAAATCATTGGTAAGGAAGTCCGCATAGAAGTGGACAAACTTCTTACTGAAATGGAGCACTCAGATTCGTCAAAAGAGATTATTCAGGAGTCACCGAAGAATCAGAAGTTGTCTCGTATGGTTGAGCGTGGCGAACTTCCACCAAAGGGTGTACCAAAGAAGGAGTCACAGACTGTAGCGTTCACGAAGAATCAGAAACTCAATAGTATGCTAAATCAGACCCTTGAGGCCATCCGAAATGGTAAGGAGACGATGCCATCAACCGAAGGTACTGCCGGTCAAGTTGCAATGCTTCGTGAGCAGTATGAGGGCCAACCGAAGGATGAGATGGGTGCTTGGCCCACCATGCCTACTGGAGGTATGAACGCACAAAACTTCAATGCGGTTCGTCCACAGATGGAGGAGAGTACTGGTAAATCGGTAGTATCAATGCTACCCGATAAAGATGTGAATGGCAACCCACTAATGGTTAATCCAAACGCCTTACCTGACCATGTATCAAAGGCGTTAACGCGAGACTACCGCAAAGCGATGAAGAAGGTTGACGAAAAACGGGGATAACACATGGCAGTAATTTTTACAGAGCTCGGTCAGCAAGGTAAACAGTTCGCCTTCAGTTCATCGAGACAAGATAATGCGATAGGTGTAGTTCTTCCATTTGGGAAGTCCGATGATGGTATATTCTTCAAGCAGTCGTTCACTACCATCGAACAAGCAAAATCCAACATCAAGAACTTGATACTTACAATGCGCGGTGAGCGAATTATGCACCCGACACTTGGTAGTGGCTTGTGGAGTCTCATTATGGAACCGATGGTCGGTGATGAGTTTACTGACCAAATCAAAACCACCATTCGAGAGAATGTGAAGGTGTGGTTGCCTTACATCAACATTGATAACTTAGTAGTTACGATAAATGACGCTAACAACTCAGTAACGATTGGTATGGATATTTCGCTGAAGAACGACCCTCAGACGAAAGACACCATGAACTTTTCAATATCCAAAGGGGACTTCTAATGGCCGAAGTAAAAGAAGTACGGTATCTAAATAAGGACTTCTTCTCTTTTAGAGAGTCCTTGATGAACTTTGCTAAGGTGTACTACCCGACAACCTACCGGGACTTCAACGAAACATCCCCCGGTATGATGTTCATTGAAATGAGTGCGTATGTGGGTGACGTTTT